TATCACTTGTGATAGACCCAATAGGTTAATCACTATTGGTGTGAATCGTTCTGAAGATGATTCCTTCAGGAAACCCGAGCGTTGATCTGGTGTGTGTGGATGATGATAGCGATGTTTTCTTTTGGTCGTGCGTTTTCTTTCTTTTCCTCCTTCTCCTCGTTCTCGCCGGTCCCGCCCTCGACTGGTTTTCTTGCTGGTGTGATGACAGGCATCGCCGGAGACCTTTGACCTGTCCTGAGCTGCCCGGGGTCTCCCCTGACGTGAGAGCCGCTACGGCCCGTGCTCTGCGTCTTGTAGCTGATGGTCGAGCTGCTGGTTTGGGTCCTTTGGAAGAGCATGTCCGATATTCCGGGGACAATTATAGCGGAGTTGGGTTTTGTTGGGTGGGCCTTTTTGATGGGTGTGACCAGGTTGCCATGAAGACACGCTCCAGTGTGCAATCCTATCAGGACGTGCTGAGACTGGGCGCCGACCTGTACACTGGTGTTCGGTTCGACCAGTTTGTGGTTGACTCCGTTGCACTCGCGATGGCGCACTCTCCCGAGTCCATAGAACTTAATCTCGGGATACACTCGGCTTTTGACACTGCTTTTGACAGGTACACTTCGCCGGCTAACATCCAGGCGATGGAGACTGATTCCTTTCCCCATGTTGCTGAGGCAATGCAGAGGATCAGGACCATCGCACCCTGGCATTTCTCCGGTGCGTCGAAAGCGAAAGCGGTCGAGCTGGCGATACCAACGTCTGACTTCTTCCCTGAGCCCCACTCACATCCAGTGCATGCCGCTTTACGCCGCATGGAGCTGTGTGAGGTCATACCGAAGTACGTCCGAACTAAGGCTCTGTGTGTCTCTATGTCTGACGCCAACTTTTCCATGTTGGAGACTCGTTGTGATCACCCCTTGCGTTTGAGCAATCCGATGATGGAGTTGAAGGACCTGGGGCGGTATAGCTCAAGCTCAGTCAGTGAAAGGGTCTTTTCTGTTCCCAAGTTTGAGGAGGAGACACTGGTGTGCCTGGACTCAGGTCATTACCAGACGCCTGAGAACATGGTAGCAATGTTCACTGAGAACCCGACGTTGCGTTTTGTGATACTGACGCACGTCTACCCGCTGGCCGCCCTACAGAGCAATCGCAGTCCTGAGCCTCTGATTGCCACTTGGACTAGAGATGGGGATGACATGGTATATGTGCCTGAGGGTGATGCTGGGGGTGCCTATCGGCAGCCGTGGTCGAACCCACTCCTCCTGGCGCACAGGCTTTCCAATTGGGATGGGAGCTGTGAGCTGTCGTGTGGAGTTGTTTGGTCCAAACTGCACTCTCATGTGCAGATCATAAGCAGGTATCCCCTATCTTCATTGAGGTGCATTGCCCTTAAGGCGGATGCTTTTATGCCAATGCCAGCGGTCTTTGACAAGGCAGTGCCGTGTGGTCTAATACCTGTCAAGTATTACACCCGGCTGGTGGACTACGGTCGCGCGGTCCAGGTCCGGGATAGAGATCTGTATGGCAAGATACGACAGCAGGTCAATTCCGGAGAATTCTCTCTAAATATAGTGGAGAAGGACATACTGGTGGCCGTTGTTGTAGCCGTTTTGACCGGCTTCAAGTTGGACTTGCTGCCCACTACTCTGCATGCGACTCTGGCTGGCTATTTGAATCACCGTTTTCTTGCCGGTCCTGTTAAAAGGTTTTTCCACGGCTTGATATGGGGAAAGTTGAATGCCAGGAATGCTAGAATCGTGGCCGAGCCAAACGAACTCCAGATCATTCCGACGTGCAAATTGCTCGTGCGGGCGAGAGCGGGAGCCTTGATAGGGTACAGCTGCACCTTCGAAAATGAGGGGCCTAAAATGACCACCTGGAGCAAGATGGAAGAGCTCGTTGCCGATCAGGGTTTTGGGAAGTTCGTCCTGCCGCCCCAAAACCTAAAGTGGAGGTTTGCCCTCGGGACAAAAAGGTTCAGAGATATGACCGTTGCGGATTTCCGGAGAGTGGTTTTGGAGGACACCATTGCTGAGGCGGCACAACTTTCCATGCTTGATCCGGATCGGGCGAAAGTTCTGCTTGATAATGCCAGAGCAGAGATGGCGGACTTCCATGAGGAGATCGCCAGAAAAGCTCGGGCCAGCACTGTGGCGGTGGCCAAGGCCGTGACGTGGCCAGTTGTCAAGACTGCTGAGTGCCTCAAGTCTGGCGACTTTAGCTGCAGTCGGGCCCGGAAATCTAAAATCCCGGTGAGGCTGAAGTTTTCTTACCTTGCCGGGGACTCAGATAGGGAGATCTTATGGCAAGCTAAGCGGACTCCGTTGCCAGAAGTCGGAGATGACGAGATCAATCCCGCCGAGTTCCCGTTGCCCGTGTCCAGACCGTTGAGCCGATCCTCCTCAGTGGCGTCCAGTCTCAGGACAGTTTCCGTGAGTTCTGATGACACCATAATGCCTTTGCCAAGGAAGCAAGCTTTTGTCAAGCCCGCCGTGACTGTCATCAGGAGGAAGGCCGATCCAGTAATGTCGGGCGCCCTGGTAGTTGCGAAGAAGCCTACGCTGGCTAGCACGCTGGCTGATGCCAGTCGTGGCGAGGACCAGCTGGACCAGGAGGACCTTAGACGCCGCTGGAGGGATGTGAAGGCGACCGGGCTCATTAAAAGCCGGATGTGGTCGGCGGGGACAAGCATTGAGCTCCGGTGGAATGAAATCTTTCCAAAATCGTGCAACCGGAGGTGGCAGCCAGCCCCATACGCCGTGATGGTGATGCCGCATGATTTGGAATACCCGCTCAATGACTGCCTGGTGGAGGCAGTTCATAAATTGACGGGCATACACAAACTCTCTTTGATGGCAACAATAGCGAGTGCCTGGCCGACCAGACGGGAAAGGAATGTCGAGGCTGGTCTTCCAGAGGAGGTTTTGCATGCCTTGGGAGCCCGGTATGAGCTTAACATTCGGGTCTCCGAACATGGTGGAGCCACTCGACGCTACGGGCTGAAGGACGACTCCAGTCAGGTGTTGGTGTTGGTCAAGGATGGTGATCACATCACGCCGAGAGAGATTCAGCAACGTGGCATCGTTATAAGGCCGCATCCCAAGACTGCTGGTCGGCGGGAGGCTATCGTGCAAGCCTTCTCGTCGCTCCCGATAATTAAGTGGAGGCAGTGGGTGCCAGGAACCTCCCGGGCGGAGAAGTATGTCCGTGAAATGGTAAGGGGGGCCACAGGAACGATCCATAAGTACGCCATTAATGAGCAGGCACTTATGGGTTGGGAGGAAGGCATCGCAAAATTGAGCCGACACAATCCCATTGTTCGGCAGATTGCGGTGGTGGAAGGGGACCCTGGTTGTCGGAAGAGCTCCGCGATACAGAAGATCTGCGTCAAGCCCAAATTTAAACGGGATAATAACTACCAGATCGCTGTCCAGACAGCAGTCTTGAATCAAGACTGGAAGGACAAAATTCGGGCTCAGGAGAAGATCAACAATCGGGGCCTGCCCGATGCCTACTGCTGCACCTATGAGAAAGCACTGGCAAAGGGTTTCCCCTGCAAGGTCTTCATAACCGACGAGGACAAGATGCCTCCGGGCTACATGGAGTTGAAGGCGTACCTTAGCCCGACCACTAGCCACTTCATTCGTTTGGGTGATCGTTTTCAAGCAAGGTGGCACGACCCTAACGGGGACTGCCTGCTGAACGGTGACACGTCTGAAGGTGAATTCTTCTCTGAATGGGCAGATTATTACATTCAGGGAACATGGCGTTTTGGGGGAGACTGGGCCAACTTCTTCCGCATGCCTACATTTGCGGCAACGGATACCAAGGTTTTCCTGGCTGAGATGATCCCCACTACGGGGGCGCAGCTGTCACTGTTTCTGCGGGATAAAAGGTTGGATGAGTGCAATGCGTTGCATGATGTGGCGCTAACTTTATACCCATCGGACGCCCAGGTAAGGGCAGCAACCGCATTGACAGCCGCAGATGTGGTGTCACACTCAGGGAGTCAGGGCCGAGGGGAGGACCTGGTCTATGTCGTTCTGGATGAGACCGCGCTGAAGGCGGAGGACTTAAGGACACTCTACGCCTGTCTGACTAGAGTGAAGAAATACATGATCATTGGATTGACCTACAATCGATCATCAGAGAATTTGGCTCGCGAAGCCTCGCACCCCTTGTTCTCGCGTTTGAGAACGCTTTTTGGGAACACGCCGACTTACCAGCCCATCCGAGTCAGAGGGCAGGACACCATCGACATTAAAGCTGAGATGGGTGGTTTCGGCAGGCCTGTTAGGCAAGTTCTCGCGGGCCCACACAGTAAGGTGAAGAATCGGGCTTTCTTGGACAGCATCGGGTACGAGTGGCCGGTGGACTGTCTGGACCCTGACGGGCCGGAAGTGGTTGGACGGAGTGAGTACTACCGCCAGCCAAATCGTGATGACCCTGGATACAGGGACAATGCCCAGGTGAGAGTATACCTGGACCAACCGAAGGAAAGGCGTCTGGTGGAAGAAAATACGCCAGAGGCTACCTTGGTGGGCCACAAAGTAGCCACTCACCTGCCTATTGAGAGCAGACGCCAGTGGGTTGAAAGCCAGGTGTCTCAATGTCCGGACCGCTTTGATGCGGAACTGATTTATAAAGGAGAGTACTCCGATCAGTTCCCTGATAGGTGGATGTTCAGACATGATGCTCCGGATCTCCGCAAGAAAATCACCAAGGGGATCCTGAATCGTGACGAACGACGAGCTATGACGGAAAAGCTCAAGGCAGTCGAGGCCGACAACCCGCTGCTCTACAAACCGTACATGTCATGGTGCGGCCAGGACCAAAAGCCCCAAGACCACGTATCTTTCATGCGTGGCGTCAAAGAAAGATTGAAGAGGTCCACTTTCGAACACAATGAGAAGATCTATAAAAATGGAACTTCTGTGTACGGGGTGGCCCTTTTCGAGGCCGTCAAAAGGGCTTTCAATTTGAGGGAGTCTGGATATGCCTGGGACCATTTAAAGTTCGAGAGATGCATCGCCGAATTCGGCGAGAGGCGCTCGCACAGGTCCGAGGCGCTCAAGGCCATGTCTCTTCCCCGGTCTGAGCCGGAGTTTCGCCAGTTTATTACGGCGAAAAGACAAATGAAGGTCAAGCCCGAGATACCACAAGCCGGGAAACCACTGCAAACGTTGATGATCCACTGCGATTTTTATTTATACGCCTTGGGTCCCATCAACAGTTATATGACAGACTTCTTCTTGGAACATTGCCCTGAAAACATGTACATGCATGTCAAGAAGACGTTTGCCGATTTTGACGCCTTCGCTGCCAAGATGATGCGGACGGCGACCGATCCTTGGGAGGGGGACGGTAAACATTTTGAAACCTCTCTGGACCACAATGCTACGTATATGTTTGAGCAGTTGATGCGGCTTGCCGGAGTCCCCGAGTATTACATTGGGGTATTTCTAGACTATAAAATGCATGCCGTCAGCCAGCTGATGATCCACTTCTTCATGACAATGTCTGGAGAAGCGTTCACCTGGCTGATCAACACGATCAAGAACATTGCGGAGACGCATTGTAGATTTTCTGTTCCCAAGCATGCCTACCAGATATACGGTGGTGACGATGAGTCTCACACCATGCGGTATCCAGTGAATCCAAACTGGCATGTTTGGAAGAATTACGAGACTTGTGAGTTGAAGCAAACGTACACAAAGACGCCGAGAAGCTTCAGCTACTACCTAACTAAACACGGCGCAGTCAAAGACCCAGTCCACCTCTTCAGGAAGCTTTTGATAGCCGAAGAGCGTGGCAAATTAGAGGACGTGATAGCCGGTTATGCTATCGAGGCCAGATCCCTGTTTATAAAGGGAGATCTGGTTTATGACATTCTGCCAGAGGAGGCGGTTGCAGCCTGGCAGCTCCTGAACAGTGAGCTATTCAATGTCATGAAACGCACCAAGTTGGATCTGGGCACCATTAAAGATATCCAGCTCAAGTTCGTGCGTCCACTCGTGCCGACGTCCGTTAAGCACTGGGCACTCGGGTTTATTGCGGACATAAACACCGAATATACTTCTATCTCTCCGAATTCACCTCTTTCTCGGGAAATACAGACAAATTTCCCAATTCTTACAAGTCACATCCTTCATCACGAAGAAATTGACCAGGTTTTGTGATGGCCAATGCGGCGGAAGGTGTGCTTGCGACCCGAGATCCGGGCGAATCTGGCCAGGCCGTTGACCCCATTGACGGTGGGGGACCACAGCACTTTGCTAGTGGGCGTTTCGACCTAACGTCGAAAGTGTCCTACTGCCATGCCTTGAACCACTTAGATGGTTTTTCCAGTCTTTACCAGACTTTTCCTATGTTGTCTATTCACAAGATTGTTTTGCGCGCTTGTCTGACGGCCACCACGAAAGTGGCAGGCTGTCTTTGTTATGACGCTGCAGCCCCGGACATGGATTCCGTGGGCGAACATCCTCAGTACTTTAGGTACACAGAGAATTCGTATCATGCTGGTATAGAGCATGAATGGGTGTTTGAGCCAACGCCAGGGATGGCGCTGCAGGTTTCCCCTCCTTCCCCACACGGTGTAATGCCGAAGTTATGTGTTTTCTCTTCTGCGGGTGGTGGTACAATGTACCTCCACATTTACTTCACTTTTAAAGGGCGCATCGTCATGAGCAAGGGTCTGCTCAATTCAAAATAGCCCAGCCGGTGGCAGTTGAGATCGTGGAAGTGGCCCCACAAGAGGAGCCTTTGCCAGTTGACAGTGGGTATGAGGAAAATGTGCCAGAGAAGCCAGAAACCGCGTTTGATGTTTTCGATTCATCAGACGACGAAGAATCACCTTGTTTGGTGGTTAATGGCACTGTTGGTGTGATTGGCAAAGACACCGAAGTAAGGGATGATAAGACTGAAGGAGAATACACTCTTGCCTTTAAGATAGAGGTTATCTCTTACAAACTTGCATCCATTTACGCAATTTATTCTTTGGAGCCCTTGAGACTCAGCCCGGCGCGGTTGGTAGACCTGCCTTTTGAGGATGAGAACTTTGGGTCTCTCTTTATTTTAAATCGTTTAAACGTTGAAATTGTT